GAGACAATACAATGACTAACTCGATAATTATGGGGATAATGTCCTTATATTCCGAATAATTAGGTAGTTGTTTTTCTAATAAAGATATGACAAATAATTTTTTATCATCTCCTGGTAATTTTACTATTTTTTCCATAGTCACCATTGCTTTTAGAACAAGATGAATTATATTTATAATATCAGTCATTTTTTTGTATATATATATTATATACAAAAAAATGAATGAATTAAATATAAGTGTAGAACCTGTTTCATCATTATCTATAAATTCAAAAAAAGAATGGAAAAGTTGCTGTTTTAGTATTAATCAAAACGCTGTGAAATATTTCATTCAAGTTGGAGTGCTATCTTCATTAATTATTTTTAGTGCTTCTATGTTAGTCATTGATAGAAATTGTGAAAGCCAACGGAATTATGGATCGTTATTGATGGTGTGTTTAGGATGTTTTCTACCCAGTCCAAAAATGAATTAATATAATTCTAAACAAATTTTATATAATTAATGTAGCTCTAAACAAATTTTACTTAATAATGAAGAAAATTGAGTGGCTGTATTTATTGTTGCTGGAAATCCACCTGCTACATAATTAGAACTTGATATGAAGGCTTGATCGTATAAACCAGTTAAAACACTAACTGGTGAAGTATAAAAAACATTTGTAGTGCCTTGACTACCAAAACCAATAACCATATATTCGCCTTCTATGAAATTTAAGTTTTGACCCACAACGGCGGTTATCGTATTAGTTGTATATGGCATTGACGTAGCAGAGGCTGGTGTGGATACCGATTGTCCCACTAAAGTGGCAATTTGAATCGGCGAACTATCTATAAAATTCCTATATATCGCAACTCGCATAGGGTCGCTTCCAGATCCTACATACAAAGCAAAGCCATTTATTGTTGTATTTCTATTAATTCTTACTGTATAAAAATAACTTTTGTTTCCTGTTGTTATTGCTGAGGTAGCATTTTGAAAAGGATTAAATGGATATCCTCGAAAAATTGAACCACCGCCACCAGTTGAGTTTATTGTTATATCGGTAGCCGTTGATGTAATGCTTATATTTGAACCAGCAATTATTCCTTTCGTGCTAAAATTAGGATTAGTTGAACTGTTTATAATACTATTACCACTTCCAGAATTCAATAATGTAATAGATGAAGCAGGGTTAGTATTATTTATAATAATATCGGTTGCTGTTGATGCTAATGATATATTAGAACCCGCTATAAGTCCTTTAGTCGTAAAACTGGGGTTTATATTACTTGCTATTAACGAGTTTGTGCCTACATTATTTAAAGTTATAGAACTTGCGGGGTTGCTATTAGTTATTTCTATATCATTGCCAACTGGGGCTAATGAAATATTAGAACCCGCTATAAGGCCTTTTAAATTAAATGTTGGATTTGTATTACTTGATATTAATGAATTAGTTCCTACATTATTTAGATTTATTAATGATGAAGGTAAATTATTAGTTATTTCTATATCATTTCCAACTGGTGCTAATGTAATGCCTGTTGAAGATGATAAGCCTTTTAAATTAAATGTTGGGTTTGTATTACTTGATATTAAACTGTTAGTTCCTACATTATTTACATTTATTAATGTGCTCGGTAAATTATTAGTTATTTCTATATTATTACCAACTGGAGATAATGTAATGCCTGTTGATGATGATAAACCATTTAATAAAAAATTAGGGGAAACGTTGCTTGATATTATTGAATTTATAACACCTGAAGCATTATTTAATGTTGTAGTATCTATAAATGGGATATTATCCGCATATAATTTAGTTATAAATTCTTGATTATCCGTAAATACGGTTTTTAATGTTTTAAACGGTATATTTGCCGTTAAATTTAATTCAGTTAAGCTTTCCGATATTATGCTTTCATTTGCCGTATTACCTGCTGGATTTGATATTTTTAATAATCTATTTATAGTTGCTGGTAAAGTTCCATTATACAATATACCAGATAAGGGTGGACTCGGATTTGAAGTCCAAAAAACTGAGCCGTTACCGTTGGTTGATAATACATCTCCTAAAATTCCCAAATCTGGGGGTCTGTAGTTTAGTGTTTGATTATTTACGGTTTCAACATTTAAGTCGATAGTATTTAATGAAGTTGAAAATACATTTAGTGCTTTGTCGTTAATACTCGCAGGTTCCAATAAAATTTGAATACTCATTATATTATGTATATAATACCTAATATAATTTTTATTATTTATTATTATTATTTTTTTATAAAATTTTTTAAGGGTTAATAGGAGAATACGAGCATTGTAATACGCTATCAGTGTTTTGAAAAGTAGTCACCCCACCTGAAGAACCAATAGCGACCGAAAATTTAGGATTTAATCCGAAATTATACCCAACAAGATTAGTCACTGTATTACTAACAACCACAGGACTTACCGGACTTATAATACCGCTTACATATTCTGGAGTAAATGAAACAGTCATATTACAAGTCATAGTGGTAGACAACGGAAACCCAGAAGTTATCGTAAAAGAGCCAGAAATTTCAACATATTCAGAGACCAAATTCATTATGTGGTTAATTGATGGTATTTGGTTGATAATGACCCCACCAAGTTTTAGATAAAACCCATTAAATGGTTGGGTATTCGTCATTAATCCGCATACTTTATAATTATATCTTAAATTATCACCATAATGGATTATAGAAGACGATTGAAAAACTTGTCCTGTATCACCACCCGCAACATCAATGCCATCATTAATAATAAATGGTATATTATATATAACCGGAAGACCTGCCATTAAATGAGGAGATACTGCATATCCCATAGATAAACCAGAGCCTGACATTATTGAACGTCCGTTTGGTAAAGATGTGTTTGGATAACCAACTCCATCTACTGTTAATAAATCCGTTATTATATGGTTTGCCGTTAAAGTTGCCACTTTATATTCATTAGCCTCAATACTATTACAATACAGATCTAAGGATTTATTATTTTTGCTATCGGGTTCTAAAAGGATTTGAATTGACATTTTTTTTATATTATACTATACAAAATAAAATAATTTTAAGGAGCACCTCCACCTAATGTAATTGTCATATAGCCTAAAAAAGAAGACCAAACACCAATTGCCACGCTTCCAGTAGATGGCAAAACACAATCTAATCCGTTCCAAGTTCTAATTTGAAAACCATCTTTTATAGTAATAGAATGTGTTGAACGACAACTGAAAAACATTACCACCTGTCCGTCAACACAACCTGTTATATCTTGAATTTCACAATCTGGTCCGGTTGGATTAAAAACAGTTGAAATACCGGATAGATTTAATTGTAAATATATCGGATCAGTTAATGCTTTAGTTGAAGACGATCCAACAGGGACACCATTAACTAATAATTGATTAGCATCTAAAGAATTACAATACAGATCTAAGGATTTATTATTTTTACTTTCTGGTTCTAAAAGGATTTGAATAGACATTATATAATATACAAGATATTTTTTATTTAAGCAAGATCGGAGAGGTTCATTTTTTTCTTTAGTTTTTTAGTAGTAGCGTGAAGACTGCCTCCGTAGTCTTCAACTCCTCCACCGCTTGAACCATAACCGAGACTTTCAGCAATAGATGCCGCCGACTGAGCCGACGGATTAGGGAGTAATCTTAGACCTTTACTAATAAGTTGGTTTTGTTTAATGAAATTGTGAGCCTTTCCGAAAAATGCTTTAAGACGTTCAAATTTACCTCCGTAGATTTCTTGAGAGCGATTGTAAGAACCTTGAGGTAGAATTTCAGCATTAAGGACATCAGATGGAGATAAAATACCAATCATATGAGAACACGATCCATTAGAAATATTAAATGAACCTTCGGAGACCACAACGCAATAAAGAGTAGGTAAAACGGTGTTTTTACCAGTATTTACGAAATTTGCCGTGATACTTAACTGGTAATTACCGATAACACCCGCAGATTGTGATGACATCAATCCAACATCGATCCCCATATCAAGTGCTAAAACGCTACCAGTTTTATCAATAAATTGAGAATAAGACATATTACAACCATTTTTAACGGATACATTATATAAATCTTGAGTTGATGCCTGGCTTAAAAATTGGTTATTATTCCAAGTCATAGAAACAGGATTCACGTTAGGATTTAGAGATAAGAAAGTGTCGCTTGTAAATGCAGTTTCTTGACTGTCATCAATTTTAGCGAACACATATACACGTTTTGGAATACTGGTGACTTGAATGCTATTAAGCGTTAATTGAATAGCAGCCCCAGGTGCAACAGTAGTAAGGCTTCGTGTAGGATAACTTACTAACGAATAATATGAAGTCTCCATATTTCTGGGGATTGTCATCACAGGGTCAGGTGTTAAATAGTTAAACAGAAGACTGGCAGACAATACATTAACAGTAGGAGTTCCAAGAACAACCTGACCAACTGGTGCGCCTTGTCCCTGAGTTAAAGATAAAATACGAGCAAGATTACCAAGAGTGCAAGTATAAGACATATTTTGAACTCCAGCAAACGAAGAATAAAAGTTCGCTCGGTCTCCCCAGCAAAAAGGAGACATCATAATCGGTTCATACGTTGTAAGAGTTCCTGTAGCTGTAGTATTTCCAGGAACTTGTGTATTAATAGTAAACCCAGCATAACCAGCGCGTGTGTTTTCATATGAATTATCACCATATCCTCCAAGCGGATTACGAACAGATGCGGAACCATCCGAGTAATCTTGAAACTGATCCAACATAGAAGGAGCAAGAGACATTGCACCAAAGCGATCGGCGAAGTCGTTTCTATAACGAAGAAGAGCTCTCCAATACTGCTGAATTGGAGCCTGTGTGCACGTGTCGTTATTAATAGTCATCTGCTCAGACTGAGTCACAGATGTTAAAGGCATACAACGGGGACCATAATATCCAACATTTAACAAAGTGCCACCGCTTGTATTAGTTCCAGAAATACTCCATTCAAAAGTTACCTTTTTGAAAACTAATCGAGAAATTGCGATATCACGGCTTGGAGGATTACAGCTAATTTGAAAACTGCTATTATTTACATTAGTAGCTGGAAATGATTGCCACGAGTTAACAAGCGCTCCTTTAACACAAATATAGTCTTTTTGACTGGATATTTCAAGACGAGGATCGACAACGGCTTTCACAACTAAAGGATTGATATTAAGAGACATTTTTATATTATAATATACAAAATAAAATAATTTTGAAAATTTATTTTTCCTCAAATAAAATCTTAACAGTTAAAGCGTTATTAATTGGTATAAATATAGGATATATATTACCAAACACATCTTTCCAAAACACGCTTATGTCGATTTGTCTAATTTGTTCTTTTCCTCGTAAATTTACACGTCTAAATTCTGCCGTAGGCACATAATGGATCGAACCTTTTAAGTTATTGACTGAAGAATTATCGATTTCAAAATCAGTAATAATTGGTAAAAAGCCACCAGCAACTGAACCAGCAGTGCTGAAATTATCAAATAATACGGAATTACTCAATATATCGTGTGTCACTGGTAATGAAGCGCTTGTAAAAATTAAAGATTGAAATTTTTCAAATAATCCAGATATATCAAATTCGGTTATTTGCTGGTATATAAAACCTAATCCGTCAACAAATTTATTATTACCTCTATCTAAGCATTTTATTCTAAAATCTAAACCTCCGATATTATTAAATCCGAACCCTTGACCGTCGAAAGCACTTTCAATATTAGATCCAAACAGATAATTTCCACCTATATATATAGGATTTAAAGCAGTATCTAAAAATAAATCAGACGTCCATAGTGAAATTAAATTTAAGCCATCACCTTGAAAGGTATAATACGGTGATTTATATGTTCCTACTGGTAAAAGTGGAACTATATTAGTTTGAAAGCAAGTATCCAGGGCTTTATTAGCAAGAACACAAAAGTGATTTAGACTATAAAGACTATAATATAAAGGGTATAAATAAGATTTTACTTGACTAAATTGTGGTGGTAATGGGACTGGTATATTTGGCAGTTGTGTTTCCCATTGTAAATACTCTTGATATACAACGCCTAAATATTTCAAAGAAACACTATAAGCCATTTTATTAGGATTTAATGGATTTGATAAATCAAAAATAACAGGAACAATTTGGTAAGGAATACTAACACTCGGCACAGAAAAACGGATAACACTTAAATTATATTTTTCAGGTTCATCATCAAATAAAGACTGGTCACGAGTTTCAAGAAAATCAGCTTTGATCGGAGCGTTAGATGGGTTGATATATTGATTATTTGGGATTGTTATATCATAATAATAACGTTTTTTATTATTAACGATTTCAATTTTATTAAGTTTCATCGTAGTTATAATATACTTAATATAATATTTTCTAAACAAAAGCTGTAAGATACGTTACTTTGTCATCTGGATTATTACCACCTTTAGATAATAGCATTTCTTGATATTTTTTAATTGGAATACGTGCCATTATCAGTCTAATACAACAGTGCCTACCACAACTACTCACATCTTTATCGTTTTCTTGAAGTTTTTTATCATTATAAGTTAGATTATAAGGACTGTTTAGCATCAGCCTTGATAAATATGGATAATCTTGGTTTGATTGTTTTTTAAAATTATCATCAATAAATTCGAGTTGTTCATCTATTTTATACCCATACGGATCGAAAAATTCTAAAGTGTTATTTTCTAAAAATAAACAACACCAGTGCCCATAATTTGGTTTCGTTAAATATAATAAAACAACTTTATTATATGGTGATAATAATTCATCAATTGAATTATAATTTTTTAAATCACTATATCTAACTATTTTTACCTCTCCGTCAAGGGCATCTTTTATATCTGTGCCTGAAAATGGAATCGTTTGTAAATCCTTAATTATTTTATTCATTATATTATACTATATAATATATAATGAGTAAAAAATTAATTGATATTAAAGAAGGCTTAGAAAAAGAAAAAATTATAAAGCCAATTCTTGAAGAATATTTTCATATAGAACTAAAAGAACAAGGAAGATTTTCTTTATTTGATTTTTCAAGTTCTAACGCTTTTTTTGAATTAAAAAGTAGAAATAATAAAAAGCTAAAATATCCTACTACTATGGTCGGATATAATAAAGTAAAAGAAGGTTTTAAATTAATGAAAGAAGGTAAAGAAATTTATTTCGTTTTTAATTTTACGGATACTTTATCTTATTATAAATTAGATGATACCTTTTCTATTGATTGGGTAAAACTTGGAGGCAGAAGGGATAGAGGTATTAATGAAAGTAATGATTATGTTTTTATACCTTGTAATATATTAGTTGATATTAATTTTTAAAGAATAAATACTCCTTTCTCATAAATTACGTATTGTGGGCTATTTTTATTAATTGTAACCCATCTACTTGGTAAATCTAAAATCTGTTGAATTTGTTTTTTATCTAATCCAATATAATGCTTTAATAAATATTTTATACCATAACTTGAACCAGAACGGCAAAAAATAGTTATATTATTACATTCATTTAAAATTATTCTTGTATCCTTATAATTTGTTAAAAGATGAGAGGTGACGATACAAGAAATGTCTTCGTGACGTCCTCTTCTTAAAATACTATCACGTAATGCTTGAACGTATTTTAATAATTTAGGATTTTGAATACTATCTATATCATCAAATAAACAAATACTATCTTTAAAAATTTCAGGCTTAAT